CTCAGTTCCCGCCCCCGTGGAGGTAGCGCTCCTGGGGGCTTGAGGCGTTAGGAGGTCCCGCATAGGGCGGGGCCGAGAGGAGAACCACAGTGCTGTACGCAAACGGAACCAACGAGCAGACGGGTGAGGCGATCGAGCTGGAAGGTGAGAGCCTGGAGGAGCTCCAGGGGCAGCTCCCTGAGGGCTACGACGGAGCCTCAATCGAGGTCCGTGACGAGGCTGGCTCGCTCAAGGGCTGGATCAACGGCGAGACCTGGCGCGCTGCGTGAGTCGTGTCCCCGCTTCGATGCCTTCGGGCGATGACAGCCGCGCGCACCGCGCAACGTCCGGGCGCTTCGTCCGAAGAGCCCCCATGCACCACGTCGTAATCCCCCTCGACCACGAGGGGCGCTGGATCCTTGTCACCGTGACGCCTGCCCGTGGAGCGTTGGAGCCGCCGGGGCTGGTCGTGGTGACGGAGGGGAGCCGCCAGAAGTGCGAGGCGGTCCGGGTCAAGCTGCTCGACGAGACGTCGACGCTGGCGGGAAGAGCAACACGGTCAAGTGTTCGGAATCACCAGACTTTTTCTGACCTGTAAGGACTTCAGGTCGCAGTTCAGCAACTCCGCTCCCGACACAGCCGTTTTCGGCTTCCGGAGCCAGCAAGCATCCCGTCCCGCTCAACAAAACCTCGTGCGTTCGGAAGCTCCGCAGCCGTAGGCGTGGGCGCGTGCTGATTGTGCTTGCTGGGCAAGCATCGATGGTGCATAAGGGATGGCATGTCCGAGTCAACTGCCAAGCGCGGGGGCGAGGCCCGAGCCGCTTCGCTCAGTCCTTCGAAACGGAAGGCCATTGCCCAAGCGGCAGCGATGGCCAGGTGGTCGAGCGAGGGCAAGTTGTCGCTCAGGGTAGCCAAGTACGGTGCCCCGGGCCGCCCGCTACGCATCGACAACATCGAGATCCCTTGCTTCGTCCTAGACGACGGGACCCGAGTGATCGTGCAGCGCGGCGTCCACGCGGGGATCGGTCTGAGCGAAGGTGGCACATCGAAGGGCGCCTCGCGCCTGGTCGCGCTGATGAACTCGTTGCTCTCGCGTGGCGTGGACATCAAGGGCTTGGCGTCGCGCCTGGAGACGCCGATCCGATTCGTCCCCCCGCAGGGCGGCGGAGCCGCGTACGGCTACGAGGCGACCATCCTCCCGGACATCTGTGCCGTGGTCCTGGAGGCTGCCCGGCTCGGCAAGCTGAAGAAGAACCAAGCGAAGCTTTCGCGCACCTGTTCGATCCTTCAGCACGCGTTCGCGACGGTCGGCATCATCGCGCTCGTCGACGAGGCGACGGGCTACCAGGAGGTCCGGGCTCGCGATGCCCTCGCCGAGATCCTCGAGAAGTTTGTCCAGAAGGAGCTACGTCCCTGGGTGAAGACCTTCCCGCCGGAGTACTACGAGCAGATCTTCCGGCTCAACAGGTGGGAGTTTCCGGAGGACACCCGCTACCCGTCCGTCCTGGGGCACTGGACGAACAACATCGTCTACAAGCGCCTCGCCCCTGGTGTGCTCGAGGAGCTCAGGAACGTGACCCCGAGGTATCCGAGCGGGCGACTGAAGCATCGGCTCTTCCAGCACCTCACCGAGGACATCGGGCATCCGAAGCTCCGGGAGCACTTGGCGGGCGTGCTCATGCTCATGAAGTACTCGCCTGACTGGCGCGTTTTCATGGACCGCCTGGACAAGGAGTACCCCCAGTTCGGCGGGAACCTCATGCTCCCGTTCCCGGACGACTACAGGGCCCCCGAATGACGCGGTCGACCCCCGCCGGCTTCGACATGCGCGATCAGGAGTACCTCGGGGCGCCCGCGGCGCTCGCCTCACGCGCCGCAAGCCCGTACATCTACGGGGCGCTCGCCCGCCTCGACCACGACCGGAAGACGCTCTGGGTGGAGGTCTGGTGGCGCGACCCGAAGCTTCCGGCGGCGCGCCGGGAGTATGCCCTCGGGGCCGCCCAGGCAGGGGTCGAGGAGTGGCGGCACCTGCCCGCGGGGTACCGGGTGCGGATCGTGCCGTCGAGGCGTCCGGTGGTGCAGGGGCCGCCGCGGAGCCGCAGGTAGGCACAAACACGAAAATGCCTCCGACCCCCGCCGGTGAAGGCGAGAGCCGGAGGCGTAGGGAGCTCTGGGAATGGCCTACCGCGTGCGCGCGTATCCGTCGGGGCGCTGCGGGAAGGAGGCGAGCACTGGATAGCCGCCGGTGCGCTTGGGCGGGTTCGTCTTGTGGAGCCCGCACGGGTACACCGTCTCTGGCAGCGACAACGGAGGATCCAACAGGCACGTCACGGACGCGACGACTTCGATTTGGTCGAATGCCGCACCGAGGGCCACTCGGTAGTTGTCCAGGTTCCCCTCCGTTCGCCGGCTTGCTTCGCTCACAAGAGCTTCGGCCGAGTCGCGATACCTCTCCGCATCCTTCGCGGCCTTGGTGGCCTTCTCGATGGCGTCGACGAGAGCCTTGTTCGTGTTGACGAGCTCCTCGCGAAGGCCAGAGACCTCCTTGGCCACGTCGGGCTGCCGGTAGGCAGTGAGGTTCGCAGCGGACTGCTGTCCTGCCTCTTTGACGAAGGGCGTCCCGAAGTGCAGCAGTGCCGCCAGGGAGAGCATCAGAATCGACGCCCGCCCAGCGCCGCCCGCGCGGCTAAGAAGATCGACGATGCTCACCGCGGCTCGCGCGAAGGTACTGTGCCGCCCGGAGTCTGGCCCGGTTCCGCGCTCGATGGGCACCGGAGCCGGACGGGGCGCGGGCGCCGCCTGTGGCTCACTGGGCGGCTCTGGGGGCGTCGCCGGGCGCGGAGCAGGTGGGGCAGCGGGCCCCGCTTGCGGGAGCTCTGGCGGGCGCTCCACGTGGCGCGGCGGGTGCACCGGGCCGACCTCACGCGCGGGTGGGGGGAGCGGGACGTTGCGCGCGCCCGGCACACCGGGGCGGCGGGGCTGGTCAGGCGGGGGCATCGGCTTCTCCGCTTGGCTCCGCGCCGGGCGGCTCGGGCGGGTTCCCGCGGGCCTTCAGCGCTGCGATCTCCGCCTCGATTGCGGCGTGCCGCTTCTCGCACGCGGCCTTGTCGGCCTCGAGGGACTTCAGCCGACCGTCGTGCTCACCGAAGCGCTCATCGTGCTCGTCGAAGCGCATGTCCCCTTCGGCAAGGCGCGCCTCAAAAGCGTTCTGTCGCGCGCGAATGGTCTTCATCTGCGCGAGCGTGAGTCGGACATTCTTGTCGATGTTGCGCTGCAACACCGCCGAAGCCCCGAAGGCCCCGGTTTCGGAGTAGAACAGCTTCCACCCGTCCAGAATCTCCTGTTGCATGCGGCGCGTCTCCTCGCGCTCTTTCTGGGCTTGCTCTCGGTCGAGACGCAATTCCGCGCGTGCGGCGCGCAGCTCACTGATCGCCTCGATGATGCCCGAGGGGGCCTGTGTATTGCGCGGGTCGAGCTCAGGCGGCTGGCTCGGCACCTCGTGATCGCGAGCTGTTGGCTCTTCAGGCGGCGGGGGAAGCATGCTGGTCTCGTGCTCGCTCATCTGTCCCTCACGGAAACGAAGAATGACCGCTCGTCGGTCCTCGGTGGCGTGTTGTCGGTCGTGACGCGATTGGTCACGCGGTACTTCTGTCCAGCGACGCCGCCGCTCAGCCAGACGGTGGTCCGACTTCCGTCGGTCTGCGGCGCGAAGGCTCCGCTACCGATCTCGAGTTCGTCGTCGTCCGCAGTCCATGAGCTTTCGGCGATCTCCTCGTCGGTCTGCAGCCAGCTCGACCAGTTGAAGCCGTAGTCGAGGGTGGCGTCCGGGTCTTTGACGATGGTTTTTTGCATCGTGGAACTCGCGGAGAAGGTGCGGAGCTCGGGCTCGATGGCGACGAAGCGGGTGGGCGGGGGAGGGGTGAACGCGCCGGCGGCCGCGGCGATCACGGCGGCTCCGAGTTCGCGAGCCACCAGAGTCGCGGCGCGGAGCGAGAGCGCGTCCGTGCCCAGCTGGAGACCCACGAGAGCGGCGAACTCGAAGCCCAGGCGGATGAGTTCCGCTTCCCCGAGCGAGAGCGCGACCAGCTCCGCCGGGGTGAGCACGAGCGTGGACGGACCGAATGGGCGCGCGGCCGCAGTGGTGGCAAGGAGCGGTGCCGAGGCGGGGCCGTGATGCAGGGCGGAGAGCGTCCCAGGTGCGACGCTGAGCACTGGGTGGCGAAGCGCGCGGGGCTCGAGCACGGCTGCCGCAGCCGGGACGACCGCGGGCCCGCCGCGCACTGCGGCGCTCTGCCCCGTCGCGACCGTTAGGCCGTCCGTGCCGAGGCCCAGGGCGAGCAGGGCGTCGACGGTCAGGGCGCCGCTGTCGATGAGCGCCAAGCCGAGCTCCAGGGCGACCTGAGCCGTCGCGCTGACCCCGGCCGAAGCTGGGCCCAAAAGGCGGGTGGCTGCGGCCTGCACGCTTGCCCCAAGCGCTCCGCTACCGAGGAGCAGCCCGCTGGCGCTGAGCGCCGCAAGCTGCAGGGCCGCGGCGCCGTGCTCTCGTCCCGCAACGTCCGCAGACGCGACCGCCACCGCAGGAGTCCCCCAAAGCGGCGCGGAGAGCGACAGAGGCGACACGACCAGAGACGCGGTGCCGAACTCGATGGCCTCGAGTTCGTCGACAGCGACCCAGCTGGTGGCAGGCGGCGGGTACCAGACCTCGGCGTCCTCCTCGAGATCGCCCGAGAAGTACATGGCCGTCGACGTGCCGCCGAGCAGCGACGCCATGGCCGCGCGGTTCATCGCGCGCGCTGGGTCACCTTGGCCGTGGCCCGGCGAAGCGTCGTAGACGTCGGCGTACAGGTCGACGAAGTCCACGAGTTCTTGCTGCGCGTCCGTGGCCGTGAACTGCGGCCCGAGGTGGGGGGCATCGCCGAAGGTGGCGAGGAGCGTCTCCCACGCGACTTGCTGCAGGCTTTCGGCCTGCTCTCCGGTGACCGTGGACGGGTAGATCGCGCCCCGCGGGTCTCGCCGGTAGAGCGTCCCGTAGATCACGAGGGCGGCGAAGTACTTGCCCAGGTCCGTCAGGTGGACGTTGTTCGTGCCGTGGTCGCTGAAGATGAGCGCGAGCGTGTCATCGACCGTCGCGCCCGTGATTCCGGCGAGCGTGCCCGTCGTGGCCTGCTCGACCAGCTCGGCCAGGGCGCCCGACACCGGGAGGATCTGCAGCCGATCGCTGCGGCCCTCAAGCGCGAGCGAGGCGTTGACGCGCGAGCACACTGCGGCATGCGCGAGGTCCTTGGCGCGCGCGTAGGCGATCCACGTCGAGAGCCCTGCCACCGTGTACGGGAGCCACGTCGTGTAGAAGTAGCCGACGCAACCCGGCGACCCCTCACGTACGAGCTCGTAGTAGCCGCGAGAAAGCGGGACGGTGTTGTGGCTCGCGATGGCCTGGAGCAGGTCGTGCCCTTCACAGAATGCGAGCGCGTCGTAGGGGCGCGTCGTCTCCCGGCCAGAGACGGCCTGCACGTTGCGGAAGTGCTCGACGAGGTCGAGATCCGCGCCGTCTCGATTGTGACCGTGACGGTACCCGGGCCAGGTGATGGTGCTCGGGCTGTCGGGGATGGGTGGGCCGCCGGCCGTGCGGTACTCCAGCGAGGAGCCAATCACGTACTGCCGCTGGTAGTCGACATCGAAGCCTTCGCCGATCGCGATGTCCCGGACGTCGCCGGGGATCCGCTCATCGGTGAGCGAGTGCCCGCTGAGGAAGAACGCGACTGTGTCCAGCGGCGCGCCCAGGTCGTCCGGCTCAGGTAGAGACCCGCTCGGGTCCACCGGGCCACCCTCGCCGACGGCGAGTTCGGAGGCGATCAGGAGCGGCCCCTGCCAGCTCGAGCCCGTCTGGTCGAAAGTGGGCGACGTCGTGACGCCCCACCCGTGCACGACGGGGAAGCGGTTGCCGAGACGCACGCGGGAGCGCCCGGTCTCGGTGAGCGGCGACGCGGGGGCGAGATCGAGCGTCTCTGGCCCGAAGGCGGCCGCGGTTGCCGACACCCGGTGCGCCGCGTCTCCGAGTGCGCTGAGCGTGGTGGTCAGCGACCCGCGTACGATCGATGTCTGGACGTAGGCGGCGGCGCCGTTCGCCGAGCTGTCGTCGTAGCCCGTGATCGCCCGCGCTTTGAACGCGATGCGGGTCACGCCGCTGTAGGCGAAGACGATCCGACCGCGCGTGATGGTCGGGTCGGACTCGGAGCTTGCAGGCACGACGCCGCGCCAGCGCTGGGCGAACTCCCCACCGGAGCCACCGGAGGCAACCTGCACCCAGGTCACGCCGAGCCCGCTGGGCGTGACGTCGTCTGACCCGAAGGTGAAGATGTCGAGCTCGATGAGCTCCCCTTCGTAGACCGTGAGCCATCCCGTCTGCGGCGCCGGGTAGTCGTCGGTGCTGTACTCGTACCCGCCGAGGTTGCGGAGCTCGAGCGTGCGCGCAGGTGGCGCTTCGGCCGCCGTGGTGAAGTTCCACTCGGCCGGGTCGTCGATTCCGCCCCACGGCTCGCCATCGTCGAGAGCCTCGATGGCGCCGTCATCGACGAGGACGTGATAGGCGGTCTCGTGCTCGAGTGGCTCAGACAGCTCGAGCGTGACGGTCGACCCGTCGAAGTCCGCGTCCGTTTCGACGTCCCACGCCTCGACGAGGCCCACGCCGGTCTCGTGGAGCTCGACGAAGCCTGTGCCCGCCGCGACCGCCTGGTCGAACGTCAGCACGAGCGCCGCGTCGACCGCGACCCCCGTGGCGTTGTCCGCTGGGGAAACCTCGGTGAGCACCGGGGGCTCGGGGTCTCCGCCGCCGCCTCCGGGCCCGCCCTCACCCTCGACGAGCTCGCCGACGATGAACATCGGTCCGAGCCAGTTCGATCCATCCTGCGTGAACCCCGGCGTCGTGGTGTCGCCGTACGCGGCTACGGCAACGTGGGGGTTGTCCTCCGGGTCGGCCGGGTCAGGGACGCGCCCAACCTCGAGCAGCGGGGAGTCCCCCGTGAGGTCGAGACCGGGGGGGCCAAAGGCGCCGGCGAACGCGCTGGCGCGGTTCTCGGCGGCGCCGAAAGCCGCCATCGTCGTGGTGAGCACACGACGGAGGACCTCGGATTGCCCGTCTCGGTACGCGGCCGCGCCGTTGGGGAGGCTATCGTCGTAGCCGGACCACGCCTTCGCGACCCATGCGACGCTTTCGAGACCCGTCCCGTACGCGATCGAGATTTGCCCCGTCGCGTCGGAGGGCGCCACGCCGCGGTAGCGCCGCGCGTACTCCGCGAAGGAGCCACCGTTCACCACCAGTTCCCAGGTGATGCCCAGGCCGCTCGGGGTCACCTCCGGCTCCGTCTCTCCTCCGAAGACAAGCAGGTCGAGCTCGATGAGCTCGCCCGCCACGACGGAGACCGAAGCGGTCTGGACGGGGCTGGGCGTGTCCCAGCTTGCCGCCCTGCCGGCGGTGAGAAAGCGTACTGAAAGCGGCATAGGCTACCGAGAGGGGCGGCGAAGCGGCAGTGCGCGCGCGGCGCGCGGGAAGACGGACGAGGGGGGCTCAGGTCACGCGCTGACGGCGCCGAGGCGGAACACGCCCAGGGAGCTGTTCCAGCGGACCTCCTGGTCAGCCGTGGTCGTCAGCCCGCCACCAGGGAGCCCCTGCGCTTGCCGCTTGATCGCCACGAGCCGGCTCGTCCCGGCGCTGCCGGTGTCCAGGTAGAGCACCAGCGCCACGCCGCCCGTGATCCCCGGGGTACCCGGGAACGTGACGTCGTCGCCGTCGACCACGCCGTCCACGAAGGTCAGATTGTCGACTTCCTGCGGCGTACCCGTTCGCTGCCCGGAGGGGACGTCGTCGAGGAAGTCGTGCCCCGCGGCGTACGTGTACGCACCAGTGACGAAGACCGCCATCAGCGGCAGGGAGGAGATGTCCGAGTTGGCCGGGCGAGAGAGGAGAGCTTCGGCGAACGCCGGATAGAGGTGATTTTGCCCGCTCGTGATTGCGATCGGGATCGCCGGCACCGTGACCGCTTGGTCCTCGGCGTCACCCGTGGGGGTTTCCGGGTCGGACTCGAGGAACTCGAGCGGAAGGTTCGGCGCGGAGTCGAAGTGCGCCACGAGCCGGCTCGTCCCGGCGCTGCCGGTGTCGATGTACAGGATCGCCTGCGTCGCCGTGTCGCCCGCGAGCCCCGCGCCCGAGTAGTCCGGAACCGTGAAGCCGAACGCGCCGCCCGTGTAGGCCTTGCTCGTGACCTCGACGGCGGTACCGAGCACGCCCGTGACGGACGAGAGGAACTCGTGCGCGTCGGAGTAGACGTAGGAGCTGTCGAGGAACGCGAACCGAACCGTGCCACTGAGGGCGCTGTTCGCGGCGCGCGTGAGGGTCGCTTCGAGGAATTTGGGATACCACTTGTTGGACATGGGAGGACCTCAGGGCCGCGGCGAGACGCACCGGGGCCGACGCGCACGCGGCGCGGGTTGACGGGTTTGGATGGCGCCGGCGCGATGGGGCGGCGGCGCGTGGTCTTTTGATGAGACGGCTTCGGGCTTACCGCTGGGGCCGACCACGGCCCGGACCGCGATCGGGTGCAGAGCTGGGCGGCTGGGCGAGCAGCTGCCTGCGGCGCCGTCGGTGTGTGCTGAGCACCTCGATGCGCCCGCGCACATCTTCGGGGAGCGCGGGCGGGAGCTCGTCAGAGTCGCCTTCCATGTACCCGGCGACCCGGTCCACCGTCGGAGCGAGGCGGGCGATCACGGCTGCGAGGGCCGCGGCGCTCACGTCGCCGGCGGGGAGCTCCGTCTCCAGGAGCGGGGCCAGGGTGTCGAGTGCGAGGGTGTAGCGTCGGACGACGGCGGTGCGTTCGTTTTCGGGCATGGGGGCTCCGGGGTCAGGAGGTCAGGTCGCGGCCAGCGATTGCGGACGCGATGGCGCGGACGTGTGCTATTCTGCCGCCCAAACGAAGCGACCCCGCAGCGTTGGCGCGCCCGGGGTCAGGCCGAAACCCCCAAGGAGGGAATCGACATGACGAACGTAGCAGAGAAGGCTTGTTCCAGGTGCGGCACCGTGAAGCCGCTCACCGCGTTCCACAAAAAGTCCTGCAGGAAGGACGGGCGGCGCAGCGAATGCCGCGAGTGCCGCCACCTGATGGCAACGACGGACGAGGCGCGGGCACGGGAGAATGACTACCGGCGCAAGTTGCTGTCAGATCCAGTGCGTCGCTCCGAAAAGCGCGCCTATCTGAGGGAGTACCAGTCCGAGTGGAAGTACCGTCCGGAGGTCTACGAGCGACAGCGCATTGCTAGGCGCGACCACCAGGCTCGTCCTGATGTTCGGGCCAGCAAGAAGGACAGGAACGCGTCTCCCAAGGTGCGAGAATCCAAAGTTGCCTGGAACAGGCGAGCGATCAAGGATCCACACCACAGGGAACGTATGCTGGCGCGAAAGGCTGTTTGGTACGCCAAGCGGACCGGGAAACTAGTCCAGCAGCCGTGCGAAAAGTACGGGTCAAGCGAGTCTCAGGCCCATCACCACAATGGCTACGCCCGTGAGCACCGGCTAGACGTGAGCTGGCTTTGTCGTAAGTGTCACGTTGATGAGCACTTTGAGGAACGCACCGCCGAGCTTGCGGAGTTTCTGTCCCGCAGAAAAGTTGGCTAGGCGACGGCGACGAGCAGCTCGGTCGCGAGATTCACGATGCCGTCAGCAATCTCAGCTTCGTCGTCGTAGGCCGGATTCTCCGCGCCCTCTTGCCGGTTGGCGGGTGCGCCCGGGTCACGGTTGCCGCGGTAGGCGTGGCCGACGGAGAGACCCACAAGCCCGCCATGCGGAAACCAGTAGGCGATCGTAGACGCAAGACACCTGGCCACCGCCTCCGTTCCCTCGCCCGTACGCACGAAGCGCGAGAACTCGGGGTTGGACAGGAACGCCGGCTCGGCCAGGAACGCCGGGCAACGCCACATCCGCGCGCAGTTGGATGGCGCTTCAATGACGCCGCTGTCGGTGATTCCGAGAACGCGAGCGCATTCTTTCGTGTACGCCGCAGCGAACCCCAGCGACTTCGCGTGCCTGGAGACCTTCGGGGCCACGTGAGCGCTGGCGTAGTTCGGTTTCGGGTTTGTGTTCGCGTTGAGGTGTTGCTCCACGTACCCGACGACGCCGCGCGAAGCGGCCACGTCTTGCCGCTGTGCCACCGTTCCGCGAGCGTTGAGAACGCTGAACCGCTGCCCCCGCACGATGAACGATCCGTGGCCACCGGGGACCATTTCGGCGACGTCAGCAAGATGGTCAGGCAGCGGGGAAGCGCTGATGAAGGTCGGTCTGGTCATACCGGTACCACCAGTCTTCGCTTGCGCTCCGCGAACTCGCGGCTCCACGCCTCGGCTTCAGCCTTCAGTTGGGCGATCGTCTCGCTGCTCGCGCGCCGCTCCTGACCCATCACGAACTCCGCCATTCGCCCCACCGTCGCGCCTATCTCCGCTGGGTCGACCTCCCATGCGGTCGCCTCGACGTCAGTGGACCGGTCGCTGAGCAGAGCAATCAGGTCGCCATCTGCGTCGCGTTCGAGCATGGCGAATCGGCGACCTTGGCTGAGCACGAGAGCGCCGCGGGCGACGGTGACCCTCATGTGCTGTCCCACTCCGCGCTGCGGTCGTAGACCCAGGGCGTCACCCCTTGGTCGGACCGCGACGCTTCATCCGCTCGAGCCTGAGGGGGCTCTTCAGTGACTCGGGCATCTCCGGCGGCAGGTCGTCCCGCTTGCCGTCGACGTAGTCGATTGCCGCCTGAATCAGCGGACCGAAGAGCGTCACGATCTTGAGCACCTCGGCGGCGGTCACGAGTCACCTGCCCCTCCGAGGCCCAGCCACGCCTCGGCCATAGCGAGCGATTGCAGCGCCTCGGCAGGGACGGTGATTGCCGGGTCCGCTGCGAGTTGCCGCACGAGCCGCACCGCGTCGAACAGCGCGGTCCGACAGTCCTCCACGTGCCCCACGACGAGGTGCGCATGGGCAGCAGAGAGCGTCGCGTGAGCGAGTTGGAGTCGCTGGCTCCGGACCTCGGCCGCCCGGAGGTCATCCGCCGAGTACCCGACGCGCTCGAGCTCCGCCAAGCGCTGGTCCTCGATGGTGTCGAGGGCCGCGAGAGCCAAGCGGGCTGCGTCGTAGGCAACGCGCGCGGGGCTCCCGACGCTTGCCGCTGGCGCGGTTGCGGGCCCGGGCGGGGTGCACCCGACGGGCGCCGCGAGCAGCAGGGCAACGGCGGTCACCAGGAGCCCCACCAGCGCCCGCACGTAGTGGTAGGCGAACCGCGGCCAGAGCGTGACGCGCCAGAGGGCGCGGGAGATTCGGCGCTTGCGGCCGACGGGGGCGGCCTGTGTCATCGGAGCAGTCCCTCGTTCTTGGCCCGCACCAGGGCAGCCTCGACGTGGAGACGGATCAGCGCGTCGGCGTCCTGCGCCACACGCCGCAGCTCCGCGAGCCCGGCAGACCCGAGCTCCACCTTGGCAGCGCTCACCGCGACCTTCAGGGCCTCCTTGGCATCCAGCGGGTCGAGGGAGCCGTCGTCGCTCTCCTCCTTGAGCCTCGCCACGAAGGTCTGATGGGTCGTGAGCACCGCGGTGCTGGCCGCGCGCTCCACGCGCTCCAGGATGGCCCGCTGGCGGTCGGTGCCGAACCTCTGCGAGAGGAAGTGCCCGGCGCGGGTGATTCCGACGAGCAGGATGGTGCTCAGGAGGACGCCAAGCGCCTCCAGCACCTCTTGGGTGAGGATCTCTTTCAACATGGGGTCTCCAGGTGGAGGTGGGCTCCGCGCGAAGGGGCGCGGGGCGGGGTGGTCAGCGGCCGCGGGGAGTGGAGCCGCGCGGGTTGCTGGCGCCGTTGCCAGGCGGGTCCTCGGGGCGCCCCGCGCCTGGCGGGAGCGTGGCGGGGCCTCGCTCGATTGCTGCCCGCGCCGCAGCGCGAGCGCGTGCCGTCCCGCGGGTCTCGAGGAGGTCGGCGTGCTCGCGCTCGAGCACGTAGGTCCCGTCCGGCTCCGCGTCGCGGTAGGTGCGCGTGCCGCCCTCAGCGCGCACGAGTTCCCCATCAGGGCCGGGCTGGAGCCAGGTATCTTCGACCGGGGTGCCGTCGGGGCGCTCGCCGTGCAAGTGCGGGAGTCCCAACGCCACGTCCACCGCGGCCCGGACGTACTCGGCGTCCTGCGTGGTTACGCGCCCGCGGCTCATGCGGCCTGGCGGAGGAAGAAGTCGCGCATCGCTGCGGCTTCACCTCGGTTGATCGCGCGATTCACGGTCACGAGCCACGCATGCTTCATTGCATTTCCAGCCGCGGTTCCGCCGATCTGGAACGTGTCGAGGGTGCACGGGTTGCCGACGCTGTCGCTCTGGACGTTCACGGTCCCGTCGATCTGCGTGAAGTTGAATGCGCTAGCGGCAGCCCTGAAACACGTCGCGGCAAACCGGTGCGCGGTGCTTGCTGTGATAAACCCGGACGAAGCACCGAGGCTTCCGGCGTCGTTGTAGCGCCACACCCCCCAGTTCCCTGCCGTGCTGATGAACAGCCAGTGCTTCGGGTTCGGGTTTCCGCTGTTCTCGGATCGGAAAGGCCACACAGCCTCCCCCGAGTTGCGAGACACAAGCTCAAGCCACTGCAGGACCGTGAAGCCCTTGTCCGTGCCGGACATGAATGCTGCGTAGCCGCTGTCGCCGCGGTATACGTCACCGTCGACCAGGACGGCGTCCTGCGTCCCGATCGCGTCGAGCGTGCCGGTGCCAGAATTGAGGATGAGGTCGCGCCCGTTCCCCGATGTGTCGAACCAGCGGAGCACGTTGGTGGGCCCGAACCCCGACGTCTGAAACTGCCCCGGCTCGTGCAGGGTCCAAAGGTCCGAACCGAAAAGTTCCTGGGGCGTGGCTTCCAGCGAGTGGCGACCCATGCGCTCGGCGACGGCTTCGCGCTCCGACTGCGAGAGCGCAGCACCGAACCCCACGGCCTCAGAGATAAAGCCGAGCATGGTCGAACTGTTCTGCGCGAGCTGTAGCGTGGTTTGCGGAGCTGACGCCGACGGACTAGTAATCGATCCGGAGGCGGCCGGCGTCACCATGTCGTTGACGAAAATCTCTACGCTGCCGGCGCTTTTGCGAACAGCGATCGTGTAGGTTGCGTTCGTCACGATCGTTCCGGCTGGGGTGCTGATCGTCGAGTTCGCCGAGCCGTTGCCGAAAAAGCAGCTAACCTGGCCCGACGGGTTGATCCACCAATACGTGCCGACGTTGGACGCCGCCGAGTTGTAGGTGCGGGTCAGCACGAACCCGTTTGACAGGTCGTAGACGCGCACGCGGTAGAAGTCCGTGACTGCCCCCGTCCCGTCGTGGCGCGGCGTGAAGCTCGATGCCGCCAGTGAGGAGAGCAGATTCGCGGCCGCGAAGTAGCCCGCGTTACCGGCCCCGAATCGCGTCAGGTAGGGCCGACTCGCCGCCGTCGCTTGCGTCAGCGTGCCGCCGAGCGCTCCAGGGTTCTGGACCGTCTGGAGGCGTCGAACATCAGCGGATGTGCCGCTTTCGAGCGTGTGATCAGAGCGGTCGAAGTTCGCGATCCAGTCGACCGCCAGCGGGGCAGTCAACGCGGACAGGTCCCAGCGCCCTGTAAGATACGTTTCCGCGTCCTCGCGATCGGGGAGATTCGAGCCCGCTGGCCCGCCGAAGACGCGCAGCTCCGGCACCCACCCGACGACGGGAGCGCTCCCGGAGTTCGCGTTACCAACGACAGCAGTGTGGCTCGGGTTGCTGGCGCTGGGGCTCGCGATCGTGCCTGTCGCTACCTGGGTCCCGCCGAGGTAGACCGTCGCCGTTGTGCCCGCGACGTCGACCGTCACCGTGTAGTCTGTATTGATCGAGATAGCGGCGGCAGCCGCGAGCGTCAGAGCGTGTGTGCCGGACCCGTTGCCCCAGCGCACGACGAGATTACCCGTCCCGGAAGCGGCGCGGACCTGCATCCCGACCGTGTTGGGATTGCCGTCAAATGTGCTGAAGATGTCGTTGTTCGCCGCCAGCGAACTCGTACGAAAGCGCAGAACGAGCCGATAGGTTGCCGTGCCGTCGTGGAGAAAGCGCAGTGACGAGAGCCCAAGCGACGACAGCGCAAGACGCCTCGTCCCGCGGAAAAACCCTGCTCCCGTGACGCGGTCGCGCATCGGCTGAGCGCTGGCCGTAGTCTGCGTCCAGTTGGTTCCGAGCGAGCCCGTGTTCGGGCTGAGCGCGATGTAGTCCTCCAAGAACCCGGGCTCAATCGTCGCACCCGCACCAGTGCCGAGGCTCGAGTCCCAGACGAGCGCCTGGTCGTACGCTGCGGGGTCGAACACGGGAGCAGCCCCCGCCGGCCAGATCGCGCCCGTGGAGAGCGCGGCTAGCTGCCTCACGGCGCCTCCGGCTGCTCGGGAGAGACGTACGACTCCACGCGCGCCGTCACGCAAACCGTGATGTTGTGCGCGGAGATGTTCGACGGCTGCAACCGCAGCACCGGAACGTTGTCCACGTGCGTCGTTGTAATGGCAGCATTCACTTCGAGTAGCGTTGCCGAGTACAGAGTGTTCTCGGACTCGGAGTTGTTGATCACTGTCTCGCGAATGCCGAGGGGCGCAAACGAGATACGCGCCGTCTCTCCTGTCCGGCAGAAATAGGCGTACTGCTCGTGAAAGGTCGTCCCGTCCGACGCCGTGCCCGAGACGAGGACAGTGATCCGACACTTGCGCGACGGCGGTAGAAAGATGTCGAAATTCGCCGAGGCGGACGGCGCGATCGTCGCGCTCGTGTCGTGCTGCGGGGCTACGGCGTCTCGGTACTGGGCACCGGCCGTGTTCGTGTGCTCGATGCCTTCGAAAACCGTGAGCGTCCATTCATCCGACGCCACACTGTGCAGCTGCCAGCGTGTGTCCGGGGGGATCGGCTGGTTGTTGTGGACGGTGACCCCCTCGTCCGGGACGATCGTGAGGGAGCTTTCGCCAGCGTGGAAGCCGTTCAGGATTGGAAGCGCGCTGCCGCTGCTCGTCCACCCGAACCCTGCATCACTACCCAGCTGAAGCTGCACGTCGGCTGCGTTCGTCGTGATGATCAGCGACCGCAGGGTGGGCGTCAAGAGGCTTGACGTGCCGGTGACCGTCCCCGGAGAAAGCGCGTGCGTGGCTTGCGGCGATACCTCACCTCGACCGGCGCTCCCCGTGTAGCGTGACGCCGTGCGAATCCACGCGCCGGCGTCCGCGTCGACGCAGCGGAGGGTGAGCGAGGCAACCCCGCCCGTCTGCAGTGCAGAAGCTCCGAGGAACGCCGTCCCCCCGTCGATCGTCTGGCCGCCTCCGGTGTGCGCGATCGCGACCCCAGCGTTCCCGATGACGAGCACCTCGATCTCAGCTCCAAGAACCCGTGCTGCGTCGTCCTGGAGGTAGATCACCTGCTGGAAGAATGGCGCCTCGGCGACGATTGTTAGCCGCGTCTGCGCTGGGTCGCGTCCGCCGTAGACCGAGGCGTCGACCTGGTACTCGTTGGCGATCGGCTCCTCTTCTTCGTCGAGGCGAGGGGGGAGTTCGGTGACGAGGACGATGATCTCCGTTGCGCCACGAGGCAGGTTCGCCACCTGCGCCTTCTGGTTCTGGCCGCCAGAGACCACAGGAACGAAAGCGTTCTCGGGAACTGTCTCGAGCTCCGGGAGCTCAGAAATCTTCACTTGGCCCATGGGCTATGCCTCCACCATGATCAGGTCGTCGTCCTCGGTGACCAGGTCGTCACCGTCTTCGGTGGCGAGGACCGCGACGTACTCCACGCGCGTCACCACCCACTGCTGCGAGGGCTTCAGCTTCTGGATGAACCACTCGAACTCAGCGCGGCGCGCCGCAGGGATTTGGGCGCGTTCCGGGAAGTTCTCTCCGCCGATGTAGAGGAAGTACCTCCACGCGTCCGGGTCGGCAGGGATCGGAGGGGGGGCTCTCCGCGTCAGGTCGAGGTTGACGATGTAGCCCGGGTCGTTGACGAGGAAGTCGTTGCAGTACGGCGCCTCGGGTCCGTCGTAGGCTTCCGGACAATCCGGATCGGTGTCGTCCTCGCACTGGAAGAGGCCGGTGAGCGGCTGGTCCGCATAGTGCAGCGGGTTGCGGGGAACGCGCGGTAGTTCCGGGAGAAGCGAGGGCTCCCAGAGGTTGTCGTCGGTGTATTCGACATTCAGAGGGAGCGTCAGAAAAGCGCCGGGCGCTCCAGGGACTTCGACCTCCCACGGCTCCCCGAACCAGTTCTGAGAGAGCGGGGCGGACCACGTGGCGCCACCGTCGACCGAAGTCTCGATCGTCAGCAGCGGGCCGCCCGGGTCGGTCGGCGCGATGTACTCGACGACGCGGACACGAAGCCCGGTGAGCTGGAGGTAGATGCCCGATACCGTGATCGTGGGCGGGAGTGTTCCACTCCCCGAGAGTTCGCTCTCAATGATCGGGACGTTCCACCACCACTCGTGGACGTATACGTCGAACCCGGCCGCTTGGAGGACATCCTGGATGTACCGCGGCGACTGCCCGCCGGTGGCCTTCCACGACGCATCCAGCGCACGCCTCCTGCGCGAATCGCTCGGCGAAGGCCAGACCCCGAACTGCTCGCACCAGAGTCCGAGCTGTCGGGTAGTCGGAGGGAACAGGTCGAGGAAGACCTGGTCGACGTAGCCCTTCGTTTCCTGGGGCTGCTCCGCGAGCCCTTCGAAGAAGCGGCGCAGCGTCTTGTCCACGACGATGCGCCAGGCCTTCCCAGTGGGGAGGAGGGCTTTGATGGTTTCGAAGAGGCTCATTGGAGCTTGGCCATGGGGCCGGCGTGGGCGTCAGTTGACGCCACCTTGCTGAGGTTCTCAGCTTGCTGGATGACCAATCACTTGCAGCAGCACCTGTTGCCCGGGGAGCGCGTCCAGCACGTTGGTCGCCTTCACTGGGCGATGTACCTACCGGGGGCCATCTTCGTGCCGATTCTGATCGGGATCCCGATCGTGCTGCTCCTGTGGATCCGCAGAGTCACGACCGAGATGGTCGTCACCGACCGGAGGGTGCTCGTGAAGACGGGGCTACTCGCTCGCGAGATCGACGAGCTGCGCCTCGAGAAGGTCGAGTCCGTGCAGGCCACGACGTTTCTCGGGCTCAGCTTCGGAAGCCTGAAGATCGTTGGTAGCGGCGGAACGTTCCGCGAAATGCACTGGGTCGAGGAGCCAATGGCGTTCCGGAATGCCGTCCAGAACCAGGCAGACCGTCTGCGAACTCTCAGCAGTGCCGGGCAGTTGCGGGATAGCGCTTGACCACTAGGGCTAGTGCCAGCACGCTAGCGAAGATGCCCCCGCGTCGGTGCTAGCGACCGGGGGCGTGGTCCGAATCCAGCTTGAAGGAGAATTCGAACATGAGAACAGTGGCCTGGAAGGCGCTCCTTGCCAAGGTGGCCTTGGTCGCCGTCGGATGCGGCGGGGGCTCAGGCTCAACCATCTTGGATGACTGTGCAGAGTGCGGCCAGGAGCACCAGGATGTGGCAGGCGAGTCGGAAGGGGAGACTCACGACCACTTCGATCGATATGCACTCTTGGTCCCGGCGGACCAGTTGCAGGCGATAGAGGTGGACCCCGAGTTCGTCTCCGCTGGTGAATGGGAGGCGGTCGACGCCGCGACCCAGGCCTGGTTCTACGCCGTCCCCTTGCTCCAGATGCCTGTCGTGGTCGGGTTCTCGGAACCGGATCCGGAGCGGCCTGTTATGCGCATCCGGCGACTCTCCGGTCCCAGACCGGACAGCAAGTGGGGAGTTCTGAACGGGGCAGCATACGCGGACAGCTCGATCGCTATATGGCCTGACGACATCCAAACCGGCGAGATCGCGAACACCGTGGCGCACGAGATCGGGCACATCTTCGGCGCAACGCATCACCCAGACGATGCACTCTCCGAGGTTCCCGCGTCGGCCGTGATGCGGACCCCGATACGGCTCGACCTGAGTTGCATCACTCGGCAGGACCTCGCGCTGCTCTGCTCTCGCCTGGAGGGCTGCGGGGAGACGAAGGCGGTCTGTCTGAAGATCCCGGGCGTGCGATAGACTCAAGGGACAATCGGGTCGATGCGCCGCAGTGAGACTCTCGTGCCCCACACTCCTCCGACCACATCGACGTCTCCTCCTGAGTTTTGGCTGGCCCTCACCTCGATATAGTCGGCGGCGGTGAGTGGAAACTCCATGCACCCAGAGAGCAGGGCGGTGGTCGTGGTGGCGACCCGGGTCGAATCTAGCGTCCCAACCGACGAACCGTTGAGGTACAGAGCGAGATTCCGGAAGCCGGCAGCCCCCGAGCCGAATGGAACGCGCCAGGACAGGAGGTAGTACCCTGTTGCCGGAGCGACGAGGCGTTGGGTATTCGAGGAGGTGCTGTGATAGTCGCCGACGTCCCAACTCTCCGAGTTGAAAGTGATCGCTGACTCGACCTCGCTCGAGAGCGTCTGATTAGCCGACTTGTAAAGGGAGCAACCGCTGAACTGGTTCTCAATTGCTGCCGTGATAGCAGCATTGCGCGCTGTAACCTCGTTCGCGAGGAGAGTATCTACCTGGCCGCGCCGGTAGAAGATGGCCAGAAGCGCACCCAGGTACTGGGATACGTTGGCCGTGTCCGGGACTTCGCTCGGCGCGATGTCCGCGTCGACGAGCAGCGCCTGCAGGAAGCCCTGCAGGTCGTTGACCCAATCGCGCTCGAGCGGGAACCCGGTTCCGTCACCGACGGCGGTTGCGTTGCGCGCCTTGCCGTAGGGGTAGGCGGGGTCCGTGGTGTCGACGCGGATCCCGTAACGCTCTCTCAGGTCGAGTGCCATAGGTTCAGCTCAGGGTTCCCAGCCGGGCCTTCTGGCCCGGCGGCAGGGTGTACTCGGTGATCGGGTTTCCGTTCAGCTGCAGCTCCACCGTCGCTGCGGTTGCCCCCTCCGCCTCCGCCACGCCCATCACGATCCCCGCGACCGCGCCCTGCGTGATGCGGTCCAAACGAGGCAGAGGCGCTAGCCCCACGATGTAGGGTTCACGCGCTCGAAGGTAGTCGTCGACGCCCTCGGCGATGGCCTGGAGGACCGCATCCTCGTCTGCAGCCTCGAGCCCACCGAGCAGCACATCGAACGGCTGCCGAGTGATCGGGTAGACGTTCACCGCAGCGTTCGCGGGCCGGCGGCTCGCGAGCCCGTTCAGGTCCGCCTCGATCGCGGCTCGGACCTCTTCGAGCTGTGGCTCGGTCGGGATCCCGTCTTCGCTTCCGGAGCTCGCCACCGTCGCCTCGACGTAGACGTCGACCTCGCCCGGAGCTCCCGTGTAGGGGTACACGTTCAGGATGCCTGCGAGTTCCTCGCCCCAGGACTGGTAGTCGGCGTAGGCCCCGCCCTGGGGGCGGCGCTGGAAGCGTCGGAAGACCCGGGCGCGATAGGTGTCGGGGTCCTCTGCGTCGGCCCCGTCGACGGTCCTCGAGACCACCGTCGCGCGGCGCTCGATGTTCGCGAGCGGGTTGGCAAACTCCAGGATGTCTCCGGGGAGCAGATTGCCGATTGATCCGGATCCGTCTCCTCCCTGACCGTCGCCCGATGCTCGCACCGTGACCTGCACGACCGGGGCGTCCAGCGCGACGGTTCCTACCACCTGGTAGATCACCTGGCTGGCAGGGGAGACGAGCTGTGTCCCTGCCCGGAGGTCGTCGATCTGATTGCGGACAGTGACGTCGACGACGTGCTCGGCCTGCGTCGCCTCCACCGGGTCTCCGACGCCGACGAGTCGCCCCCACTCCACAAGCGGACGGATCCGCCGGCCGAGGATGACCGTCTCCTCCATCGAGGCATGCGCGACGAAGAGTTGGAGGAGGATCCAGCCAGCGTACTTGAAGAGCAGAACGGTGACCGCCGCGAGCACCTTCGCGAGCACGTGGACGAAAGCCTTCGGGAGTAGAGGGAGGTCCTCTGAGAGCTTCGCCTCGAGCTGTGCGACGATGTTCGTCGTGAGCTCTTGGACTGTGGGCTGCTGGATCATGGGCCTAAGAGCCTTCCTGTCCGCGCGTGAACTCGAACGTCATGGGGACGCGCCTGCCGTCCTGAAGGACGATCTCGATCTCAATGCGCACCCAGTTCAGGCGGGGAATGGTCGCGACCACCGAGATTCCCGATGCGACCGACTCCGCCATCCACGCCAAGTCGCGCCCGGCGGCGTCCTCGATGCGGCGGAGGTTCGCCGGAATTGCTGGCAGCGATCGGAGAACGTACTGCGTTTCGCTCCGGTACTTGCGCGCGGGCGAAGTCTCGAGCTTGTTCGCCCACCACTCTTTGGGGTCATCCCCCTGGATCCCGGAGTCGTCCTCGTTGCCTCCGAAGAGGCTCAGGTAGGCGGCCGTCTCAATGCCGTCGGTCATCTCGACGCGCCCCGCCTCAATGCGGATCTCGCCCCCGTCCGGGGTGTGGAAGAGAAGGACGTCCGCCATGGGGCGCTCAGGACGTTTTGAAAATGCTACCGAATGCGTCCCACGCCTGCGGAGACGCAGAGGCGAGCACGATGCCGTAGGTCGAGCCGTTGGGGCCGCCCGTCGTCCCAGGCAGGCCGCCAGCGATCTCAGGGGCGAAGTCGGCGCCCAAGGCGCCCGCGGGTCCGGAGTAGGACCACATCGTCAGGCCGCCGCCCGAGAGCGAGACCTCGATGTCGTTGATGAGCTCGAGGACGTTGTCGATCTTCACCGCGACGCCGTCGATCTGGGCGTCGTAGTTGACGTTCACGCCGAGCATGGCCTCGAGCATGTCGGGCAGTCGCTCAGTCACCCATCCGTCGATGCTCAAGCCACCGAGCGCCGCGCTGATGGCGGGTTCGACGTCGGGGATGACGACGCCGCTCAGGATCTGAAGGGTGCTCGTGATGCGGTTCCGCGTCCCCTCGAGCGTGCTGAGCGTGATGTCCAGGGGCTTCAGCACCCGGTCGAGTCCCACGCTCCAGGAGCCGGCTCCGCGCACGCCGTGGAAGGCCAGTCTCTCTTGCTTCGTGGAGGTCCCGAGGTTCGTGTTCGCCGAGCCCCCTGTGTCGATGCCCTCGGAGAAGCTCTGCCAGCTCGCGAAGTTGTTGGTGGCAACGATGACCGCGCTCACCGGCTGGTTCGGCGGGACGCCACCGAAGCCGGACTGGGTCCCTGATGCGAGCTTCGCGCCGAACCCGGCAGCGCGCCCGGAGTAGGTCCAGCCGGCGATGCCAGGGGTGTCGAGCCCCGTCCGCAGCCCGCCCACGAGCGGCGAGAGCACCGCGAGCTGAGCCTCGGCAGCGCCGAGCTCCACGGTCATCGCTGGGAGCACTGACGGTGCGACGATGAGCCCGAGCTTCGATGGGTCGAAGTTCATTACCAGCGACGCCGGGTTCAGGGCCACCTGCGCCGCGAGTCCGTACTTCGCTGGATCTGGCGGGTTCGTGGCGAGGATCCCGGCGAGCTGGATTTGCGTCGCCCCAGCCAGAGTGAGCTTGACGATCGCCTCCTGTAGCCTGGCGACCTCCACCGCCAACCCCGCCGGCGCCGCAGCGAGGCCCACGTTCACCGACGACGCCGGGAACGTCCCAAGATGCTGGATCATAACTCCGTCTTGGTGACGTTCGAGCCGCCCACGATGACTCCGACGAAGTCGACCATCCCCGTGATGGGGTCGAGCATCCCGGTTCCGGTGACCGTGGCGCCCTCGTAGGCGACGCCGGTCCCAGCCGTTCTCCCGAGCTTGATCTCGGAGGCGTCGACGATCACCGCGCCGGTGGTCTTGAGCTCGAGCGGTGCCCCCGTCTTGCTCTCGACCAGGAACGACCCATCCCGCTTCAGGTAGACCTCAAGGACGACGCCCCCCTGCGGGTTGCGGGCGTAGAGCAGGCGCTCGCCGGGAAGCGCCTTGCCGGCATTCTTGGGGTCCTGGTAGCCAACCGCGGTGGTGGACCCGCTTCCGGCAGCCCCCTCGACGCAGACAGAGACGTCGTCAGGGAGCGGCGGCGAGTCGTCGCCAGCGGGACCGAAATGCCCAGCGGTCGAGTTCCTCCCGGAGCCCCGGTCGACGGTGGTCACCGGAACGGAGACCCCGTTGATCACCTCCCGCGCGAAAGCGATGACGTCTGCGAGGAAAGCCATTCAGCCCTCCCAGGGCATCCGCTCGGGGATCTCCGCGGGGGTCGCGGAGAACGCGCCTGGCAGACAGAGTCCGAGGCTCGCGCTGAACGAGGCTTCGTTCACCCGCAGCGCGACGTTGCGCACCAGGAGCTCGCTGTAGTTGTAGACCATGGCCTCCGGTGCCCGGAGCATCAGCGTCGTGTTCGGGTGCCAGAGGTAGTTCTCTGGGTCCGTCCACGTTGGCAGGTTGTCCACCACGTAGCTGACGATCTCACCGTGCATGCGCCCGAGGCGCGCACGGACCGCGTAGGGGACGTCGCCGCTCTCGGTGTCGTCCAAAATGAAGCTGAGTGGGCGGAGGTTCGTGCCGAGGTAGCGCTTGTTCTCCTCCGTCCATTTTGCCGTGCCCTTGCCGGACCGCTTCGAGCCGAACCCGGTGAGCTCGCTGTAGTAGGACTCCGGCGAGAACGCCGGCGTGACGCGCGTCAGGGGCTGCCCTTCGAGCACCGCCACGGGGTTTCCCGGGGCTACCGATTGTTGGAAGACCAGGTTCCCTTGCGGGTCATCCGTGATGACGAGACCGCGCTGCTGGGCGAGGTCGACCAGGAATTCCTGGATCTTCTTGTCCGGGTCGCACTGGGCGCGGTCGAACTTGTCGCCCACCGGGGTTACCCGGGGGGCGCCCCTCCTCCGTCGCTGCTGCTTTAGCTTCGAGCTGCGGACCGCAGCGTCGATGGGCGCGTCTGCACGGACGCCGATGCCGAAGGGCTCGGCCAGCTTCTGCGCGATCTGCACCAGCGTCATCCCGTTGAACTCGAGCGGGAGGAGCGTTGGCGGGGGAGTGACCTGGAAGAGCTCGTTCGGCTTCGAATACGCGGTGACCTGGATAGACGCGCTCTCCGCCGTAACCTCCGGGACGATGTCCACGAGGCGCCCCGTGAACATCAGGTTGTCGTCGATGAAGACCTGGCACTCCTTGAACGAGAACGGCCGGAAGAGCTCCCGGAACTCCTCTCGGTCCGGCTCGAAGGGCGCCGTGAAGCCGGCGGCCGAGTAGGAGTCCAGGCCCAGGCTCAGTTCGAACTCGGTCCAGTTGGTGAACTCGACCCCCTCGATGAGGATCGAGACGTCGGGTGCCGTCACGAGGCGCCTAGGCTGCCGTCGGGTAGTAGACGATCCTGCGACCCCGAGGGATCAAGAGGATCTCCGAGCCCGTCAGGTTGTTGCTGCTGATGAAGAAGTCCTCGCGGTCATCGACCGTGCCGTAGAGCTCCGCGCACAGGTCGATGACCGTGCGGGGCCGGTCGAGCACGATGGCGCGCTCCGGGACGAGGTTGAACGACACCTGGACGAGGAAGCCCGCAGCGAGCGCCACGGCTTCCTGCAGCGCCTGGTAGGACTCGCCGGTGTCGACGATGTCGAGCTCCGCGAAGCGCTCCTGGCGCCAGGCCACGACCGCATCGAGCTGAGAGAGGATCTCCTCGGCAGCCGCCAATGCCTCGGGCTTCGTCGTGAACTCGTGGTTCAGGACGGCCCGGACGCTCCCAGCGACTGCCGCCTGGGCGCCAAGGTCAGCGAGACGGAAGTCGTTCTGCGCCTGGAGCCGCAGGTTCGCCGAGATCGCTCTGTCCGCGGAACTCGCACGCGACGTCCCGAAGATGTCCTCGGCCATGGCGCGGTACCCCGCCAGGCGATCGAAGATCCCCGTCAGCGCCCGGGATGGCGCAGAAATCAAATTCACGATCTGCCGAGCCAGGGACAGCGGCTGACCGACCAGCACGTCGAGACCGAAGTTCACCGTACTCTGCAGATCGCGAAACTCTCTGGTGATCGAGGACACGCCGCCCGAGACCCTGCTCAGGGCGCGGCTCACCGTCTGGAGGAGCCCCCGGACGGAGCTCTTCATGCCAGAGCGGCGGAGCCCGCTGCGGAGGTTCGCCCCGTTCGCGAACTGCTGCGCAGCCGCGATGTCGTAGGCCTCGGCCGCGGTGAGGATCTCGCTTCGCGGATTCCCTTCCGTCGAGGGGTAGACCGCGCCGGTGGTCGTCCAGAAGGTGACCTCGACGATGCTCTGGTTTGCGCCTTCGACGAGGTCATCGCGCTGCGTGATGGTGCCGAACGGAACGACGTTGAACGTCCCGTAGCGCGGGTGCTCGAGCTTCCCCTGGCCAGGCTCCAGCAGGCCAGCGAAGAAGGCGTCGGCGAGCTTGTCGCAGGAGCTCCCCGTGAAGTAGCAGAGCAGCGGGTACTTCCTCGACCCGTGGCCGTTGTCCTGGACGTAGTCGTCTCGGACCTTGATGAACGGGAAAGCGGTCGTTCGCTTGTCGACTTCGCGCCCGACGCCCTCGAACTTGAACGGGATCCGCGTGCCGCCCGGAGACGTGTATGCCCCCTCGCGGAGTCGGCTTTCCCAGCCCCCAGGACGATTGGCCCCGACGAGCGCTCCTGCGGCTGTAGTCGGCTGGAACGACATCAGAAGCCTCCCGATGGGGCCGGACGCTGAAGCCTGATGCCAGAGCCCTTGGGCGCGTCGAGTTTGGCGCGTCCGGTGCGGTCATCGATCGTGAGCTCAGCCTTCGAGGTGTTGGTCGTCTCGGAGATCGTGCGAGCTGTCCGCTCCTGCGGGCTTACCATCTGCCCACCCGCACTGGGCGCGGAGGCATCGTCGCCTCCACCCAACGCTGCGCGGCCCACCTCCCGCACCGCGTTGACGGCCCAGCTGATCTTGTCGACCACCTTGCCGAAGATGGACATGAACGCATCGGAGACCGCCGTCCAAAGCCCCGAGAAGAAGTCGAGGATGGGGGTCCAGATGCTGACCATCAGCTCGTAGTAGAACTTCACCCGGCCAACGATGTACTCCCACATCCCAACGAAGGCGGCTCCGATGCCATCCCAGATCGCCAGGAAGAAGCCTTTGATCGGCTCCCAGTGCTCCATCACCCAGCCGGCAGCCTGCTTCACCACTCCGAAGAGCAGCTTGAACATCTGGATCTGCGGCCAGAACAGGATCGAGAGGATGCCGACGACGAACTCGAACATCCCCACCAGGAAGCTCTTTACTGGCTCCCAAATGGCCATGACGAAGCCGCTCACCGCCTCAGCGACCCGAGAGGCCATGTTCTTGATGCCCTCCCAAAGGTCGGAGAAGAACGCCGTGATCTCGGGCCAGAACGCGATGATGAGGCCGATCGCGGCCACGATCGCAATCCCGATGAGGACGTAGGGGTTGGCCGCAGCAACGGCGTTGAAGATGGCTGCCGCAGTTGTCGCGATCTTGATCGCAGCCGCCACGGAACCGAAGACGGCCGCAACGATCGCGATCTTTTCGCCCCAGTAGATGATGTCCGGGAGGATGTCTCGGACGTCCTGGATGAACTCCTTTACCCCGGAAACGATGAGGTCCTGGTTCGCGGTGACCCAGGCCGTGACGCCCTGAACCACACCGCGAAGGGGGCCACTCTCCAGATCGAACAGCGCGATCTTCACGCCATCCACTGCTGACCCGAGCAGCGTCAGGTCGCCGTGCAGGTTGTTCATGCGGAGTTCAGCCATCTTTTCGGCTGATCCTTCCGCGCTCCGGAGCGCCTCGGTGAGTTGCTGACCCTTTTCGGAGGTGAAGAGGTCCTGGAGGTTGAGCGCCGCCTTCTGCCCGCGCAGGCCAACGAGGTCAGCGAAGAACGCGACCTTGTCCATGTTCCCGCCGAGCTTTCCAGCGGCCTTCTGCATGTTCGCGAAGACCTCCAGCGGCGGAAGCATGTTGCCCTTCGCGTCTTTGAACGCGACGCCGAGCTTCTTCATCGTCTTGGCGACGTCGTCCGACGGCTTGCTCAGTTTGGTGAGCATCGTCGCCGTGGCCGTTCCCGCCTCCGACGCGTCCAGGCCCACGTCCTGGAGCATGGCCACCATGCCGACGGCGTCCTCAAGCCCAATCCCGAACTGCTTCGCGACAGGGGAGAGGTTCTTCATCGACTCGCCGAGCGAGCCGATAGAGCTGTTCGTTCTCGAGCTCGCCAGCGTCAGTACGTCAGCGATCCGACCGGCCTCTGAGGCCTGAAGCCCCATGCCCTTCATCACGTTCGAGACATGATTGGCGACCTCCGCCATCTCCATCCCGGAGGCGGCGGCAGCGCTCAGCACGCCGCCCACGCCCGAGAGGATCTCCTGATTGGAGAAGCCGGCGCGGGCCATGATCTCCATGGCGTTCGCGGCCTCGGTCGCCGTGAACTTGGTCGTCGCGCCTAGCTTCTTGGCCTCTGCCTCCAGATCAGCGATCTGGTCGCGAGTCTGAAGTCCGACGG